ATCATTAAATATATTTTGATCTTCTAAAGTCATTTGTGTATAATTTTCATCAGCAAATTTTTTAGCTAAAGCATCATATTTTTCTCCTAAACCTAATTCTTGTAATATACCTTTTAAATCTTTAAATGTTGCATTAAGAATTCCAGTAGGTAACTCACCATCTTTCATAGCTACAGTTCTTGCTAGATTATATCTTTCAATAATTGATTTACTTAAATCTTTTTTATTTTTTAAATCTTCTTTATATGTTTTAAAACTTTCAACAAGTAATTCTTCACCAGGTGAAGGATATCTTCTAGGTTCTTTTTTCTTCGCTTTTAATTTAGCAATCTCTTCTGCACTAAACATTTTTTCAGCTTTAAGTAATCCACTTGCAATAGATCCTAAAGGAGATTTAGCTTGTGAAATAGGTTTTATACCAGATGATTCGTTAATGATTTGTAATCCTCTTATAAAGTTTTTTCTTTTTTCAGGATCAGCGGCAACCTCATCTATTCTTTTAGGAACTTCTTTAGCTATATTTACAAAAGATTTACCAACACTTTTAGTAAAAGCACTTAAAGAAGATGAATCAATATCTATTAATTTTTTTTCTGGATCAGGTAAATTTTTTGTTAATTCAATTTTAAGAGCTTCATTTTCTTTTTTTAAATCTGGTACTAAATCTGCTAATCTTTCATTTCTATTTTCGTCTTGTTCAAAAGTAGTACCAGACATAACTTCAAAAGCATCACCTAATTGAGGATCACTATTAAACATTCCAGCACTATTATCACCAACCATAAATTGTTCATCTGAAAATTCGTCTGTTGCTGGTAACTCTTCTGATGTATCTACAACTTCTTCTTTTTTATTTAAAGCTTTATTACCAGCTTCTATATTGCTTGTTACAACCGCTTCAAAATCTTTAAATGATAAAGCACCATCAAGCGGTGCATCTTTTTGATATTCTATATATTTTTCTTCAAGAGTTGCCATTATATTTCCTTAAATTCTACATCAAGTTTATTGTAATCTACCATTAAGTAACCAAATTGATTAGGAGTTGAAGCTTGTGGTACTTGATGTGCCATAACACCTTGATATGTTTTATCATCGCCTTTATATTTGAAGTTATATATTTTAATTCCTTTAGGAGATTTACCAACTAATTTAATATTTTTCTTTAATCTAATATCTGATAATTGATATGCTGACATTGCTGCACCTGCTATTTGACCAAAAGGACTTGGTCCAGCAACTGGTGTTGTAGTGTAACCAGTTCTTTCTTCTCCGTAACTTCTTATAGGAGCACCTGATAAAGCACCAATCATTTGTTTAACTTGATTACCACCAAATTCTCTTTCTTCTATAAAGTCACGATATCCTTCTGCAAGTCCTGCTTGAGCTATACCACGAGCTTGAGTTCCAAAACCAGCAAGGCCTGCTGATGCTTGTTGTAACGCACCTATTTGATTTTGTGCTGCACCTAATTTAGCACCAAGTCCTGACATTTGTGTAGCTCTATCTTGTGCAAATCTATTAGCTCCTGATTCAAAACCAGCTTGTCTTAATCTAGCTGATGTATCTCCAACTTGGTCAATATATCTTTCAGCACCTAAAACATTTTGAATAGCTTGTCTAGATCCACCAAAAGCTCCTGCACCTATTGCTTGAGCATCCATTGCTCTTTGACTTTGTCCATATGCTTCTTTTAAATCGCTTAAAGCACCTGAAACAACTCTATCTTCATAAGGATTAGCATAAGCTTGAGCTGTTGCAGTGTCATAAGTTTGAGCACTTGCGTTTGCAATTTGTTGACCTATTGCTGCTAATTGTCCTGATTGAGGTACTATTTGATTTTGATAAATATTTCCTGCTTGTATTTCGTAAGGATCAAGTTGTGCTATACGTTGACCAGTGTAAGCTTGATAAGGTTTACTAAACTCTTGTTCACCTCGTCTTAAAGTTCTTTCTTGAATTTCTTTAAAATATTCAGGAATATCATAGCTAGTCTGAGACTGCGATGGTGCCTGAACTGTTGTAACACTTGGTTTGAAAATACTACCCATTGACTATATAAGTTCCTCCGATAACTTTAAATCCTAATTTATTAAAAGCTTTGTCTTTTCTTTCAACGTCTTTACCTTGAAAGATTTCGCATATCGCAGTTACTTTGTTTGCTAGTGCGTATTCTTTGAAAACTACCATTATAGAACGAAAGATCCTAAAGTTTCTATGTTTAGGATTAACATGTAACCATAAAGTTCTCATAAACTTTTTGTCACTATACCATGTTTCATCAACTGTTGCAGCCAATGTTCCTACAATAATATTTTCATGTTCTACTACTATAACAAAACTATTCTTAATGTAAAATACTATATTTTCAAGGGCTTTAGTATTATTAGTGTTTCCAAAGTTAAATGGAGCCTCTGTAAGCCATGTTTTAAGTAGTTCTCTTATTCTAACAGCATCTGATATACGAGCTGGTCTTATTATATATTTATCTTTTTCCATCTTGTTTTATATTTACTCTCAATGTTCCAAATCTCCAATTATCATCTAGAGCACTATTTTCTATTTTTACATTAGTTTGTCTTCCTCGAATACGAGTATTTAAAAAGCTGGTAGTATTACTTACACTTAAAGTTTCTCCTACTGTAGCTGAATCATTAGGATAGTCTTTTACTCTTAAAGTAATAGTTGCATTACCAGTTTGATTTTGAAAATCTGGTATAATTTTATTAATAAAACTAAATGTTTCACCATCAGCTATATCTCCATCACCTGATTGTATATAAGCTGATAGAGCAGCACCATCTGCATTAACTCCTGATTCTTGAGCATAGATTATACTTCTTCCTTGTGTTACCCCATTAATAGTAGTTATAGTAGTTACATTTGAATTAGGAAAATATTCAGCAGCTAATGGATTTAATTCAACTCCATTATCTTGATAAGCACTTCTGTTCATAGTTCCAAAATACCAAGAATTTTCTAGATAATTATAAATAGCATAACGATCACATTGATCCGAGGTACTAGAACAATAGTACCATATCACTTCAGAGAAGTTAGAATTTTGTCCAGCATAGACTTGAGAGTATTGAGCTTTATTAATATCTTCAAATACATGATTTAATATAGGACAAGGTATTTCTTGAACTGATCCTGCGTATCTAAAAAATTGACCATCAGACATCCAATAAGCTACATCATCTACTACTATTGCAGAGTTAAGACCAACAGCTCCACAATCATTACCTAATTGTCTAAAACCAAATATTAAAGGAGGACCAATAAAAGACATTGATTGCATTGTTGTATCTGTCCATACTAACATAGTACCTTTTGCAGGTCTTGCACAACGTATTTCACTTCCTCCACCAATTCTTTGTGATCCAGCAGAGTTGACTACATTAGGTGACCATTGATTATAATTTTCTTGATCAGACCAACGTATAAACATTTTATCTTGACTTGCAGTATTACCAATTTCAGTTTCTGTACCTAAACAAACTACGTGTCTAGTTTCTGTAGATACCATTGAAAGAGTAGAATTAGAAGGAGCATTAGCAACAGCTGTACATCTATTATTAGTCATTCCACCAGATAAATTCCATTCATAAGTTGCTCCATCTTTTTGTGTAATAATTAAATCTTCTCCCCAATTATTTATTGACCATAACCGAGCATCAAGAATTACGTTAGATGATGATCTAGCAGTTCCCCATGTTCCAGTATTCCAAGTACCTGATCCCCAACCAAAACCAAAAGTTTGAATAGAAGGACCTATACTTATTTGATAAGTTGCAGTGCAATTAGCTGTAGGTGCAACATTAGCATTTGCTGTAGCACTACTTTGAATAGTGTAAGCATCAGTATTTGATATAGTTAATATTTCATATTCAGCATCAAGAGTTGCAGCTGGAATTCCACCTACTGTTGCAGTAACATTACTTAAAGTTACAAAATCTCCTTGAGAAGCTCCATGTCCTGTATCTGTAATTGTAACAATATTACTACCACTTGTAGTACTAATTGCATTAGTTAATGCATCTGTTGATCTTATAGGAGTAATATCTTGATTTGTTCCTGCAGCATAGACATATAATTTTCTATCTGTTCCAAGAGCTTCGTAACGACCACCATCTAAAGCAAACCATTGCTCTAAAGCTCGTCCTACTCCAACATAATAACCAGTACTAAATTTAGTCCATCCACCTATTTTTTGTGGTAGACCTTTTCTAAATCTTATTTTATCGCAATCTATCCATTTACTTTCAGCACCTGTAGGTGTGTTTTCAGTATCTATTCCAGGTTGAAAATTTAATTGAGTTAATGGCATAAATTTATACTATTTTTTTGTTATTATATATTAAATAAAAGAAAGAAGTAAGCCTATTTTATAGCTTTTTCCAAGTGCCTGGACTAGGTATATTATGTTCTGATTTAATACCTTTTTTCATAGTAAGTAAAATATCTCCTGAAATTGATATTCTAGGTTTTTCTTTATTATTTTTACCAGTTTCATGAAACATCATAGATGGAAATATAATTATATTACCTGTCTCTGCTGGATATTCAGCTTTACCATAATTATTTTGATCCCATTCTGTAAAATAAGGTTCTCTTTTTGGTATGTTTAATCCTACTTTATGAGCATCGTCATCTAATAAAAATAAATTTCCTTGTTCGTGAGCTTGTGGATAATAGACAAAACTAAAATGACTACTCATATGTCTATGATAAGAAATAAACTGTTCTTTAATAGATAAAGTTGCCCATGATTTTGTTATATATATTTCAAATAAATCTAAATTATATTTTTGAGCTAATAAACAACCTTCAATTACTTTTGTTATTTCATTATAAAGTTCAGTAAATCTTTTATCAGTATGTAAGTTATCATCAATAGATTGTAAATCTTTTGCTTTTATATCTGTAGTTTTAGAATATTGAGAATTGGTAGGAGTTATATTATTTATTATAATAGGTAATATCTTTTTATTTATTGTTTCAAAATTTTCTAATTTAGTTATATAAATAGGGTAACCAAACCATTTAGATATATTAGCCATCTAGTTTTCCCATAGAATCAAACCATACATAGCTATTAAGTTTAGATATAAATTTTTCCATATCATTATTTTTTAATATATAAACGTCAGTTTCTACGCAAAAATTTTTAATTGCTTCATATCTATGATGACCATCTAATAAAATATTATTAGTATCAATAACTAAAGGACAAAGTAAACCATTAAGTTTTATTTCTATTTCAAGTTGATCAATTAATTCTTGATTATTATTTTCTTGATTAGGCTTAATATCTTTTATTTTAACTCTTTTAATTAAACTATCAAATATAATTTTTTTAGGTTTTAAATACAATTATTGAACTCTTAAAAATCTATATTGTATTTCTCCAGATCCACCTGGGCCACCTGTAGTTGAACCAGAATTAACTTGTGCTGCTCCACCGCCACCTCCAGAACCTCTAGTTCCTGATCCACCATTAGTTCCAGCACCTGATGATGATCCACCTGTTCCTCCTGAAATATTACCAGCATAAGAAGCTGCACCAGTAGATCCACCTATTCTACAGTTATCTCCACCACAGTTTCCATTATTATTACCAGTTTCACCATTACCAGATTGATTAAAAGTTCCAACAGGACCACCAGT